TGAGAAGAGACTTTTCTTTTATCTTAAAAAAATAATACTTGCAATACCTGTTTTTTAGTATATATTCCCATAAGTGAGAATAATAATAACAAGAAAGGAACAATGAAAAACGACATTCAAAAATGGTATAAACTTTATGATGGACCTTGGACACCTTGCAAAGAGGAAGATGTTTTTAGTGGTGATTATAAATTTTATTATACACCAGCAGGAAAACATCCTGTTGAAGTAATGAAATTAGAGGAGGAAATAAATGGCAGATCCAGCTAAATACAAATCACTATCTGTTCCACGCGAAGACTGGGAACAATTAGGTGTACTTGCTACAAAAACTAACAGGACCAGATCAAAGATGATTGGACGATTAATCAGATTTTTTATGGATAACAAAGGTGTAAAAGCAAATGGGAAAAGTAATAAAAATAGCTAAACACGCGTGTATATGCCCGGTATGTCAAGGCAACGGTTTTATAAGAATTGCTACCGGGGACACATCAAAAGATTTTAGAGACAATAGTAAAGTTGAACAATGTGAACAATGTAATTCTTCTGGTGAATTAGAAATACAGGAACCCACATTAGAATTTTTAGAATCATTTGGTTCAAAGAGGTTACAATGATTAAGAATCTTGTAGCAAAAATTTTAAGAACACCAAGATTTAAACAACGAAAAGTAGAATCCAAAAAGAAATATAAAAGAAAGAAGAAGGTATCCGGATACTACTTTGACTACGACGGCAAAGAACGGATACTTTATGACGATAACCAATGAACAAGCAGCATACATTGCAGGATTATTTGATGGGGAGGGCAGCATATACTTTGCTAAACGACCAGAGAAAAAAAAGAAACACAAGGGATCAGGATACAGGACATCTATCTCGCAAAGAATTAGTATGGAAATAACTATGACAGATAAATCTGTATTGAAATGGGTCCA